GATCAGATGCTTTACACTGTGTATAATTCTACATCCAAAAATGTAAGAAAAAATCTTGATTTGATAAACCAAAATAAGGATAAAGCTGACGGCAAGGTTACCATTTCAGTTGGTGATATGGAATACACGATAGAGAGAACATCGGAAAAGTACACCAAGCGATTAAAAGGAAAAGAAACCCTAGAGGCAAAAACAGATGTTGAGTTTTATAGCACCGATCTTATGGGCGAAGTGGTGACTCTTACTGGCACAGCCAGAAGTGACACTGACAAGAATATTCGAAAGATATTTGGTACCTTGGACGACTTTCTATTGACATCGATGGCTAGTCAGTTGGGATCGCTATCCTTTGTCAATGAAGGCTCTACAAAAAGAAAAGAAATTCTAGCTAAGTTTCTAGATTTAGAAGTTTTTGAAAGAAAGTTCAGACTAGCAAAGGAGGACTCACAGGATACTCGTGCTATTCTGAATCGCCTTGAGGGAAGAGATTACCAAAAGGAAATTACAGACATTGAGATAGAGCTTGAAAAGAGTAGGATATTAACAAAGGAAAACAAGTCTGTTTGTGAAGATTACAGAAGAGAAATATCAGAAGCATCAGAAGAGGTGGATGTTATTCAGAGCAATATTGATTCTGTCCCAGCGGAGATTATCGATATAAGGGCGGTAAGATCAAACATAGAAAATTCAGAAAGAGACATTTTGCTTCTGAGTGCTGAGAACAAAGAAATAGAAAACTCTTTGTTTGAAAATCAACGCTTGTATAAAAAGATAGAAGACTTTTTAGAAGATTACGATATAGAAGAGTGTCTCCGAGATAACGAAGTAATTAAGGAAAAGAGGGGGGAACTCGATGATATTCTCTTGGCTATCAAAGAAGAAGAATCAAAACTCAAGACAAACAGAAAGAAAGTCAAACTTCTCTCTGAAGTACCTTGTGGTTCTGAGTTTTCTCATTGTAAGTTTATTAGCGATGCTTACGCTGCAGAGAGTTTGGTTAAAGTATCAGAGAGAAATACAAAAACGTATGCTGGAGCGAGGGAAACGCTAGAGCAAGAAGTGCAGGATATGAACCCTGATCGAGTCGCAGAGCATTTGGAAAAGTATAACCAACTTTTAGAGAAAAAGAATAATGTTGCCAACAACATTAGTTCTGATCAAATAAAGTTTGAGAAAAACAAGACAAACGTTTTGCAACTAGAGATTTCTATGAGAGAACTGAAGGGGAAAGCGTTTGAGTATGAAGAAAACAAGGAGGCTATTGAAAACCTTGAAGGCTTGATGGATCATAGAAATAGACTAATCAACTTTCGAAAAGAAAGGGAAACAGCACTCGAGCAATGTCTTGAAGACACAGCTGCACTATACAGACAGAACGGCTCGCTGGAAGAAAAGCTCAGCTCTCTTACTGAGAGCAGAGACATGCTTCAAAGAATGAGAGAAGAGTATTCTGCTTATGATTTGCTTATGACTTGTTATCATTCGAATGGCATTTCGTATAACATTATTAAAAGGAGGCTTCCGCTTATTAACGACGAGATAGCAAAAATCTTGACAGACGTTGTGGAGTTCGAAGTGTTCATTGAAAATGAAGAGAAAAAGCTCGATATCTTTATTAAGCACCCCCGTCACGATCCTCGCCCTTTGGAGCTTGGCTCAGGCGCGGAAAAGACTATTGCTGCCATGGCAATACGATTGGCGCTTTTGTCGGTTTCAAGCTTGCCAAAGCCTGACATATTTATTTTGGATGAGCCAGGCACGGCACTGGACGAGGAAAATATGGAAGGGTTTGTTCGTATATTAGATATGGTGAAGAACTACTTTAAGACAGTTGTTCTGATTTCTCACTTGGATGCTCTTAAAGATTGTGTTGATTCACAAATTTTAATAGAAAAGAATGAAGGTTTTGCTCATGTTAATGTATAATACTAAGAAAGGAGGAGAATATAATGACTGAACAATTAAAGGCATTTGCCGACAAATATGTGGAAAGGTTTATTTCTAGAAAGTTTTTGGCATGGGTTACTGCCACAGGCTTGTGTGCTTATGGTACAGTGACTAGCGATAATTGGACAGCAATAACTTTAGCGTATATAGGAACTCAGGCACTGGTGGACATGGCAGTGAAGTGGAAGCACGGCCCGGACAAGAGATGAACTGGTTAATCTTTAAGACATTTTGTAAGAAATCGTGGGTTTGGCTGCGTGAGCATTGGCAAATCCCGTTTCTTCTTGTCTGGTCCGTCGTTATCTGGATAATGGCGCGGAAGGACTTTGACGCCGCTCTCGGTGTATTGGAAGCGAAAAAGAAATCATATAATGAACAAATGTCGGCAGTCAAAGATTCGCACAACAAGGAACTCATTAAGAGAGAGAATTTAATAAAAGAGTACAACGAACTGTTAACTCGCATTGAGAAAGATTTCGAGACAAAAGAGAAAGAACTCGAAGAACATCACAAAGCACAGATAAGAGAGGTGGTTGTGAAATCTAAAAACAACCCCGAAGAGGTGAGAAAAGAAATTGAAAGAATCTTCGATTTTAAACATGTTGAGTAGAGCCCTGGTGTTTTGTATTGTTTTCAATGCATGTCCAGTTTACTCTCAGCCAGTTCCGTCTGAAGCCCCTAGTTTTACGCATCTTCGTAAAGGGGAAACGCTCCTGAGTCTAGACAGTGCTTGGTGTTATAGCGACAAGGCAAACGCAATACTTATCACATCCGCTGAGCAAGCAAAAAGAAGATGTCAGCTTGAAGCTGAGCTGCAGTTTACTAAAGATAAAGCTAAGCATGATTTGGAGGTGGGGCTACTGAAGGCGCATATCAACTCTTTAGAGTCCTCCCATTCGAGAATCGAAGAAGCGTTAAAAGTAGAGAACGACAGTTTGACTAAAATTGCACTAGATCGGCCGACGGACATGCGAATGTGGTTTGCCGCCGGAGGGTTCACTGTAGGCATAGCAACAACACTTCTGATAGGGTGGCTTGCAGTTTCAGCTCAGTCGGGGTTTTGAAAAGATGTCAATTGACTATGACAAGATAGCAAAGTTTGAAAAAGCAATATCGGAGAAGTATGGGAAAGATGCCATAAAGAATCCGAAAGGTGCCTGGACTGATGAAAAGGAAAAAGAGTTTATCGAGCAAATGAAGCAATTCTACAATAGGCTTGATAAGAATTTAGAAAAATCAGGGAAAGAGGAAGTAAATGGAGTTTTAATATCTAAGAAAATCCTTTCCAGAAAGTCAGATAGAGAGTGTCCCGTTTGTCATAAATACTCTTTCGATAGAAGAGACGACTTGTATATGAACAAATTTCAGTGTTGTTTTGGTTGTTTTATATCACATGTTGAGGGAAGAGAAGAGCGCTGGCGAGCAGGCTGGCGTCCAGAAATAGATTAGCTTAAATGCGTTTAAAGAACTACTTATGTTTAGGAGTCCTTTATTCAGAATGTAAAGAGGGAGCGTAACAAATGGCAAGCACAATAGAAATTATTAACGGTATATCGCAAGCAGCAGCAAATGCGTATGATGGAGCAACAGACTCAGACGGTGAAGCGCTCAGCGTTGGACTTAAGAGAGAAGAGGGTAACCCCCTTATTGATTCAAGGGTGATGGACGGCTTTAGTGTTAAGGTGTATGGGAACAAATTGTGTATAGGATATCATTCGGAAATCAGTATTAAAGAGGTGCACCAAAATAGTTTTGAGTCCGACATTGAACAGATGATCGCGGATATCGCCTCCTTCCTCAAGAAAGAATACAAAAAGATAACAGGTAGCGCCCTGAGTCTTAAAAAGGACGGAGAGCCAGACATATTTGTTCAGAATATTTCTCGAGTTCGATCAATGGTACAGGCAAAGTGTCACTATGTTATTGGAAACATGGATGCTGAAGCCATAGGGGAGCCCAGCGAAGATAGGCTGGAAGACAGCATAAAGAAGTGGCTTGCTCTCGGTGATGGCAAGAAGGCAGATAACGACAGCAGAAAAAAGGATAGCTTCGATCATTTCGATCCGACAAATATAAAAGCTGGCATTCGAAAGTGATAAATGACATTTCGTTTGACAAAAAAAGAAATGATGAAGGAGATTGTCAAGTGCGGCAAAGATCCTGTCTACTTTATAGATTCCTATTCTAAAATAACACACCCTCAAGAAGGCTTGATTCCGTTCAGGCTATACGACTTTCAAAAAGAGTTATTAAAAGATTACCAAGATAATAGGTTCAATGTAATATTGAAGGCACGCCAGCTGGGAATATCGACTGTCACGGCTTCTTACATTGTGTGGCTTATGTTGTTCCATCGAGAGAAGAATGTCTTGGTGGTTGCTACCAAGCTATCGGTTGCAGCAAACCTAGTAAAGAAGGTGAAACTGGCTATCAAGAGCCTACCCGAGTGGCTTCGTATAGCCAATGTTACTATTGACAATAGAAACTCTTTCGAGTTATCAAATGGCTCCCTAATCAAGGCATCCTCCACCAGCGGCGACGCCGGTCGTTCTGAAGCTCTTTCCTTGTTAGTTGTCGACGAGGCAGCACACGTAGAGGGGATGGACGAACTCTGGACTGCGCTGTACTCTACCTTGTCTACTGGTGGACGATGCGTTGCCTTATCTTCCCCCAATGGAGTTGGGAACTGGTCTCACAAGACATACACAGAGGCGGATGAAGGAAAGAACGACTTCAAGCCGACTAGATTAATATGGGATGTTCATCCGGATATAGATAAGAATTGGTATGAAAAAGAAACCAGAAACATGTCTAGACGCGACATCGCACAAGAGTTGGAATGTAGCTTTAATATGTCTGGAGAAACTGTCTTTCATGGGGAAGACATCGATAGAATATTAGAAAAAGTTTGCGAACCAAAGTACAAGACAGGGTTTGACAGGAACTTATGGGTGTGGGAAGAGCACAGGCAGGAGTTTAGTTACATTATATCAGCCGACGTCGCAAGAGGTGACGGAAAGGATTATTCAGTCTTTCATGTGATGAAGCTGGAAACTATGGAGATAGTGGCAGAATACCAAGGCAAGGTAACACCTGATATCTTTTCTCGAGTTCT